TTGAACGACTCGGCGGCGGCGGGCCGCCTCGCCGGGGATCTCGCAAGCCTCGATCCTGAGACACTCGCCTTCATCCTGTCGGACTGGCAGCTGTGGGCGCGCGGCGACCAGCTTCCGCCGGCCACGACCGCCGAGGGCGAGGACTGGCGCGTCTGGCTGATCCTCGGCGGGCGCGGCGCGGGCAAGACGCGGAGCGGGGCCGAATGGGTGCGTGCCAAGGCGCTCGGCATTCCGCCCCTCGGCGATACGCCGGCGCGGCGCATCGCGCTTGTCGGTGAGACGCTGGGCGATGTGCGCCGCGTGATGATCGAAGGCGTCTCAGGATTGCTCGCGATCCACCGCGAGGACGAGCGCCCGGTGCTCGAGGTTTCGAAATCGCAGCTCGTCTGGCCGAACGGCGCGGTGGCGCAGATGTTCTCCGCCGAGGATCCCGACAGCCTGCGCGGGCCGCAGTTCGATGCCGCCTGGTGTGACGAGCTCGCCAAGTGGCGCCGCCCAGAGGAGACGTGGGACATGCTGCAGTTCGGCATGCGGCTCGGCGCGAGCCCGGCCGTCGCCGTCACCACCACGCCGCGTCCGCTGCCGCTTCTTGCAACCATCATGGCGGATCCCGCCACCGTGATCACGCGCGCCGCAACGACGGCCAACGCCGCGCATCTGGCGCCTGCCTTCATCACAGAGATGGAGCGCCGCTACGCCGGCACGGCGCTGGGCCGCCAGGAGCTGCTCGGCGAGATCGTGGACGAGCAGTCGGGCAGCTTGTGGCGGCGCGACTGGATCGAGCGTCATCGCGTGAAGGACTGCCCGGAGCTTCAGAGCATCGTCGTCGCCGTCGATCCGCCGGTGACGGCGACGGCGACCTCGGATGCCTGCGGCATCGTCGTTGCCGGGCTCGCCGCCGATGGACGCGCCTACATCGCCGCAGACCGCTCGCTGCAGGGCCGCGAGCCGACGGTCTGGGCCCGTGCCGCCGTGCGTGCCTACCGGGAGTTCATGGCCGACCGCGTCGTCGCCGAGGTCAACCAGGGCGGCGACCTCGTGATCGCCGTGCTGCGCCAGATCGATGAGGCGGTCGCCGTGCGCACCGTCCGGGCGACGCGCGGGAAATGGCTGCGTGCCGAGCCCGTCGCCGCGCTCTACGCGGAGGGCCGCATCTCGCACGTCGGCGTGTACGGCACGCTCGAGGAACAGATGCTCGCCTTCGGCGCCGACGGCCTGGCCCGCGGACGCAGCCCCGACCGCGTCGATGCGCTGGTCTGGGCCTTGACCGACCTGATGATCGACCGCGCCGTTCCCCCGGCGATCCGACAGCTCTGAGAGGCAGGCAGCAGGCAACAGGCAGCGGGCAGGGCCCGTTCGCGCTGCTGTCTGCTGCCTTCCTCACGGCCTCCTAAAAGGACATCTCAATGCCGCGTCTCACCGACACGCTGGCGCGTCTCTGGGCGCGCGGGGCCCCGAGGGCTGTGGAAGCCAAGGCCAGCGCCACGGGCCCGCTGATCGTGCTCGAGACGCTGGGACGCCCCGTCTGGACGCCGCGCGACTATGAAGCCTTCGCCCGCGAAGGCTTCATGCAGAACGCCATCGTCTACCGCGCCGTGCGCATGATCGCGGAGGCCGCCGCCTCCGTGCCGCTCATGCTGTTCGAGGACGGCGGCGAGCATGATGAGCACCCGCTGCTCGATCTCCTGGCGCGGCCGAGCCTCGACCAGACCGGCACCGATTTTCTCGAAGCCTGGTACGGCTATCTGCTCGTTGCCGGCAACGCCTACGTGGAGGCGGTGGCGCTCGACGGGCGGGTGCGCGAGCTGCACGCACTGCGCCCCGACCGCATGAAGGTGGTGCCGGGCGCCGAGGGGTGGCCCGAAGCCTACGAGTACACGTGCGCCGGGCGGACGGTGCGTTTCGAGGAGGAGCCGGTCGTGGGCGTGCGCCCCATCCTGCACCTGCGCCTGTTCCATCCCGCGAACGATCATTACGGCATGAGCCCGGTGGAAGCGGCGGCGCAGGCGATCGACATCCACAACACGGCGGGCCGCTGGAACAAGGCCCTCCTCGACAACTCGGCGCGGCCGTCGGGTGCGCTGGTCTACGGCGGCGCCGACGGCCGCATGACGCCGGAGCAGTTCGAGCGGCTGAAAGCGGAGCTCGAGGACGGCTTCCAGGGTCCGCGCCGGGCGGGACGTCCGTTGCTGCTCGAAGGCGGTCTCGACTGGAAGCCGCTGTCGCTGTCGCCGAAGGACATGGATTTCATTGCGGCGCGGAATGGCGCGGCGCGTGAGATCGCGCTCGCCTTCGGCGTTCCTCCGATGCTGCTCGGCATTCCGGGCGACAACACGTTCTCGAACTACCAGGAAGCACAGCGGGCGTTCTGGCGATCCACGGTTCTGCCGCTGGTGACGCGAACGGCGAAGGCGCTGGCGTCGTGGCTCGGGGCGGCCTGGCATACCACGCTCGACCTGCGGCCGGATCTCGACCAGATCGAAGCGCTGACAGCCGAGCGCGAAGCGCTGTGGGCGCGGATCGAGAAGGTGAGCTTTCTGACGCTGAACGAGAAGCGGGCGGCTGTGGGGTATGCGCCGCTCGATGAGCCGCCGCCGTCTGCGACGGATGTCGAGCGCTCATCCGTTGGGAGGAAATACCGCTCCGACCAGGCCCGCGCGCCTGCCGGCACCTCCGACGGCGGCCAGTGGGTGGATGAGGGCGGAGGTGGGAGCGGCAGCCGCGTCGGAACGAGTGTCGCGAGTGGCGTGGGTGCGCCAGCGCGAGATGACAGGTCGAGAGATAAGAATGTTCGTGTCGCGCAGGCTGGGTCAAGAAGGAGTACGCCAAGCAGCCCGATCCTGGCTCGTTTCCCGGAAGCCACTGGCGCGCAGGAAGTACGATGGGTCATATCGAATGCTTACGCCCAGCAAGCCATTGCACGCGCGCAGGCTGCCATCCCCGGCTACAGGCCCCGCGATAGCCTCACGAGCACAATCGAAGGAGAGATTGCGCGCAACGAAGCGAATGCGCGAGATGCCGAGCGTGCTCTTGCTGGCCAATTGGGGAGATTGGGCAGCGGAGGCGCTTCGCCAAGCTCTTTGGGACAAGTCTGCGTGCCCGGCGGCACGTTGATCGGTCGACGCAACAAGGGTTCGGGGATCGACACGACTACTGTTCCGCTTCGCCAATTCGATCAGCTGTTGCGAGAGCTGACCCGAGGCGCCCAGGAAATTCCGCCTGCACGTCCTAACTACGAGGGATTATGGTATCGACGGCCGGACGGAACAACGATTGGAATACGTAGAAGCAAAGGTAGCGGCATCACGATTGATATTGTGGACAGTCTTGGGAATCCGCTTCTCCCCTCCGGAATGAGGATCCATGCCAGTGATTGACCTTGAGCGAAAGCGCCTTCTCGGCGACTCCGTCGCGGAGTACCTGGAAACTATCCCCTACTATATCGATAGTGATGGAGAGAGCCTCTGGCACATTGTTCCGGGTGGCCGAACATTCGGGTTCGATGGGAACGAGCTCGCTGAATTCGTACACCTTTGCGTGTCACGTCTTCTGGAGGCTGGTGCGGTCCCTGTGCGCCCTGCCGATGAAGGTCCCCTCAATTGGGTCGAGCAAACGCAATACGGCTCGTCGAACGAGGAGATTGCGGATGCAATTGTTGCGGAATGGCTCGAGGCGGGCGGAGGTGATCCTGAATGGCATTGGCTCTGGTTCGTGACACGTGGCGTTCTGGAAACCGATCGCCGTGAAACGTCTGATGTTCCGATGAGAGAATGACCGGATCGAGCGCTGACAGCCGAGTGCGAGGCGTCCTGCCGGAGGCGGGCGAGTAGGGAAGTGGGCGCGCGTCGATGCGAAGCATCGCCATAGCGATGCTTGCGGCATCGCTCCGCGATGACGAGAAGGTGAGCTTCCTGACGCTGAACGAGAAGCGCGCGGCGGTGGGCTACGCGCCGCTCGAAGACCCGCCGCCGTCTGCGACGGATGTTGAGCGCTCGTCCGTTGGGAGGAAATATCGCTCCGACCAGGCCCGCGCGCCTGCCGGCACGTCCGACGGAGGCCAGTGGGTGGATGAGGGCGGAGGTGGGAGCGGATCGTCAAATGGAGATGGCACCCGCTTAGCTCAAGCCCCCACCCGGCCACCGACGACGAGGCCGAGGCGAGGCGAAAATTGGACTGCAACACCTGCGCAGGAGACACAACTTGCAATTACTGGCGCGGCGGCGAGACGGGCAACGGAACAAGTTCGTCGACTTGATCCGAATTGGAGACCAACACCCAGTCTGACGAGTACGGCTGAAGGCGCCATCCGCCGCGCGGAAGCGGAGTTGGCGGAGGCACAGGCACGTTGGAAGGAGGTCACGCGCGGCGCGGTGCCGGAAACAAATCCGTTATGGGGCACAACTCGATTGCGAACTGAACTGAGAGATAGAGGATATGAGTTTAAAAAGCCCACGAAATCTCCCGGGCTGTTCTTCGAGAACCCTGCGACGGGGGCGCAAGTGAGAATAATGGAGCGGCCAAGAAAGGAATTTCGAACAGATCCTTCGGTGAAACAAAATTTCGACCATTATTATCGGTATCGAAAAAATATTCATGATCCATGGGGTCCGCCTGTTCCGATACCGAACGGATATGATTAGAGGAAAATATGGGTGGCAAAATAAATCTTACGGAACTGGCCTCTCGAATTCTTAGTGAGTTAGAAGAGGCATGGGAAGAAAATATTTCTTCCACAATCAATACAGTTACGGATCGGACAGGAGAAGAGCGAGAACTCGCGGATAGTATTGATGCCGTCGAAGAGCTTGTGAGAGCAGGTCTCGTGGTTTTGAGTCCTGACGGGGTGGAGGAGCTAACAGCCGAGCTCTCTATCGAGCTGATCCCCAAGTTGGCATCGAATATTGAATTCTATCATAATGAGCGATTGTGGAAGTGGAACGAAAAGCTCCCGATGGTTGAGATCGTCGCGACCGAACAGGGGCGAGATCTTGCGTTCGAGATTCTTGATGAGCGTGGCTACCAGTGGTGGCGGCAAAAAGGTGGTGAGGAAGGTGGCCAGTGACGTGGCCAGCGTCTTAATCTGCGCGCCGACCTCGACCAGATCGAGGCGCTGACGGGGCGCGCGCGAGGCGTCTTGTTGGACGCGGGCGAGCAAGAGCTGCGGTCGCGCGTTGATGCGACGCTGCTCGGCATTCCGGGCGATAATACATTTTCGAACTATCAGGAAGCGCGTCGATGCGGAGCATCGCTTCGCGATGACGCACGTTCTGGCGATCCACGGTTCTGCCGCTGGTGACGCGAACGGCGAAGGCGCTGGCGTCGTGGCTCGGGGCGGCCTGGCATACCACTCTCGACCTGCGGCCGGATCTCGACCAGATCGAGGCGCTGACAGCCGAGCGAGAAGCGCTGTGGGCGCGGATCGAGAAGGTGAGCTTCCTGACGCTGAATGAGAAGCGCGCGGCGGTCGGCTACGCGCCGCTCGAAGACCCGCCGCCGTCTGCGACGGATGTCGAGCGTTCGTCCGTTGGGAGGAAATATCGCTCAGACCAAGCCCGCGCGCCTGCCGGCACGTCCGACGGCGGGCAGTGGGTGGATGAGGGGGGTGGGTCAGGTGGTGGAGCATCCAACTCAACCCGCACACTGTCTGATGCCAACTCCGACGACGCGGACTTCTGGAAGCCAGGCGCGCAAATCGCGCAGGCGGGGGGCAACTACGGCATCGACGTCACTGAGGAGGATCGCCTGTATGGCGGGCACACTTATAAGAGGCATATTGGAAAATCAGATGAATATCTTAAGGCTCGGATAGTAGGAAGCCGAGTCAACATACCTGCGGTAGGTGAAGGTGGACGAAAAAGGGCTGGTTCTTTTGCCTCAATCGAGGCAGCTAATAAACTTGTCAACGCAACGCTTTCTGATCCGGAAAATGTAAAAAAAATTGAAGCGTTCGTGCGTCGCGATTTCTTCTATATGCTTCCAGTTCTCTACGTTCGAAAATCCTTTAGCTCTGTTACAGGTAGGGAGGCGTACGGACCGAAAGGTAGAGGACCCGATATGCGGCAAACCTATTCTGTAGAACTCAAACTGCTTAGAAGCAACAAATCACCTCGAGGCTTCTATATTCGTTCGGCGTACCCGTTCAATCCCGACTAGGAGCGAAGCATGGAACCGTCACGCGAGTTTCTAATTATGGCGAGTGGATTTGGTCAAGGATTCTTCGAATCCGATGATTCGGTTGAGCATGAGATTGATGCATCTCTCACAGTCGTTGAACACAAAGACGTGGAGAAATTGAAGCGCTTTCTTGATGATGCGCTATCGGGTGTAATCGATAATGATAAGCTGCATCAGATGTGGTTAAATTCTCCTGCTAGTATTTATTTCACTAGCAGGGAGGGAACCGTCAACTTCCTGAAGCTTATACGTGAAAGACTGGATAAGCATCCAAACTTTCAGAATCTTGAAGGGCAAGAATAGCGCTGGCCGCCGTGCCGCCGTCGATGCGAAGCATCGCTCCGCGATGATGCGCATTTTGGAGATCCACGGTTCTGCCGCTGGTGACGCGGACGGCGAAGGCGCTGGCGTCGTGGCTCGGGGCGGCCTGGCACACCACGCTCGACCTGCGGCCGGATGTCGACCAGATCGGAGCGCTGACAGCCGAGCGTGAGGCGTCCTGCCGGAGGCGGGCGAGGAACGCTGTGGGCACGCGTCGATGCGGAGCATCGCCATAGCGATGCTTGTGGAGCATCGCTCCGCGATGACGAGAAGGGAGCTTCCTGACGCTGAATGAGAAGCGCGCGGCTGTGGGGTATGCGCCGCTCGAAGAGCCGCCGCCGTCTGCGACGGATGTTGAGCGCTCGTCCGTTGGGAGGAAATACCGCTCAGACCAGGCCCGCGCGCCTGCCGGCACGTCCGACGGTGGGCAGTGGGTGGATGAAGGGGGTGGGTCAGGTGGTGGAGCAACTAGCTCAACCCGCACACTATCCGACGCCAACTCCGACGACGCGGACTTCTGGAAGCCAGGCGCGCAAATCGCGCAGGCGGGACGGACAGACAAAGGGCCTGTAGACTTAAGAGAGGAAGATGGTCGGTTCGGCGGTCACACAACAACTCGTCACGTAGCGCAATCGGATGATGAGCTTCTCGCAATCGTTAGGCGTGACCGAATAGTAGGGCTGACTGTCACCGTTGCGAGGAAACGCCAAGGGTCATTTTTGACGATTGAAGACGCTAACAACTTTGTGAATAGAGTACTCGAAGACAATATTGGTGTCGTACAGGAGGTCGCCAAAGGTGAGAAAGATGAAGCTGAATTCGTGAAAAGGTTCGGATACGTGACGGGAAAGGAGGCGTTTCGTCCCAATGCAGACGCAGAGCCTTATATACGTCCAACTTACGAGGTGTACGTTCATATCGATGGCGATAAACGATCGAAGAAAGGCTACAGGGTATTTAGGGCGTTTCCGATAAACTCAAAACCTAACCAAGAGTAGATCATGGAAGTTTCTCCTGAGTTCAAAAAACTTGTTCGCCGCCTTAACGAGTCGGAGATGCCTCAACCATTTGATGAGGAAGAGTGGCTTCGGAGTGTTGTTGATGGTCTTGAGCCATTGATCCGACAGGGTGTGTCAGAGTTTGTTGGCCGCGTCATTGCTGCGGAATTGGAGCCAGCGGAGTTGCAAGTTTTATTGGATGGCTCGGGCTCGGAATACTACATCAAAGAAGACGGAATTTTCGAGTTCTTTAAGATCCTGAAGACGGTTCTCTAGATTCGGACCTCGATCAGATCGAGGCGCTGTGGGCGCGGACCGAGAAGGTGAGCTTCCTGACGCTGAATGAGAAGCGCGCGGCTGTGGGGTATGCGCCGCTTGAAGACCCGCCGCCGTCTGCGACGGATGTTGAGCGCTCGTCCGTTGGGAGGAAATACCGCTCCGACCAGGCCCGCGCGCCCGCTGGCACGTCCGACGGCGGCCAGTGGGTGGATGAGGGGGGGGTGGGTCAGGTGGTGGAGCATCCAACTCAACCCGCACACTGTCTGATGCCAACTCCGACGACGCGGACTTCTGGAAGCCAGGCGCGCAAATCGCGCAAAACGATGATGGTCCTCCAAAAATTCCCGGGCATCGTCCCGGCAGCGGGAGAGAGCGAAACCGCATCATCAAGGAAGTGGCTAAATGGGCGGGCCGCTACGGAGGAGCCGTCGGCAAGATCGTGGAGGGTGTAGCCTGGGCGTACGAGATCGAACCGTACGTCTCCTCATATCTTGACGAACCGCAAACTCTTGAGGCGCTGCGGAAACGAGTTAGCACGCCCGCCAGGGGGTATGATATTCATCACATCGTGGAGCAAACACCTGCAGAGAAAGATGGCTTTGCGCGAGATATTATCGACGGACCAGACAACTTGGTGCGCATTCCAACCCTGAAGCATTGGCAGATCAACGGTTGGTTTGGCACGAAGACGGACGAGTTCGGTGGGCTTTCGCCTCGCGAATATCTTCGAGGAAAAGATTGGAATGAACGGACAAGGGTGGGACATAAGGCGCTTATTAAAGCAGGGGTGTTGAAACCATGAAGCGAGTAGCTACTACGAACATGACTGAAGAGCAACTCGTCGAACGCTTCACGGAAGTGGCACTTGCGCAGGACGAAGCTCTTTTGATGGATGAGGTCGGAAAATATAATCGTCTTTATGATCAAATGGACTCGATAAAGCGGGAACTGAAAGATCGCCAAGGCGACGGACGATCCAGCCTGCTGCCACTCCTGAAACACAAGAACGCGCAAGTGCGCTTAAAAGCTGCTATTGCTACCCTATCCATTGATCTGGAGGCGGCGCGCCAAGCACTCCAGAACATAAGCGACAAAAGCGAATATCCCCAAGCCATGGAAGCGCGCGGCATGATGGACGCCCTCGACGAAGGCAGATACGTCCCGAGCTGACTGCTCGAAGGCGGTCTCGACTGGAAGCCGCTGTCGCTGTCGGCGAAGGACATGGATTTCATTGCCGCGCGGAATGGCGCCGCGCGTGAGATCGCGCTCGCTTTCGGCGTTCCTCCGATGCTGCTCGGCATTCCGGGTGATAATACATTTTCAAATTATCAGGAAGCGCGTCGATGCGGAGCATCGCTCCGCGATGACGCGCGTTCTGGCGGTCCACGGTTCTGCCGTTGGTGACGCGGACGTCGAAGGCGCTGGCGTCGTGGCTCGGGCCGGCCTGGCACACCACGCTCGACCTGCGGCCGGATCTCGACCAGATCGAGGCGCTGACGGCCGAGCGCGAGGCGCTGTGGGCGCGGATCGCGAAGGTGAGCTTCCTGACGCTGAACGAGAAGCGTGCGGCGGTGGGCTACGCGCCGCTCGAAGACCCGCCGCCGTCTGCGACGGATGTTGAACGCTCATCCGTTGGGAGGAAATATCGTCCTGACCAGGACCGCGCGCCTGCCGGCACGTCTGACGGCGGCCAGTGGGTGGATGAGGGGGGAGGAGGGAGCGGAGGCCTAGTTCATCTCATCGGTGGTCGCGGCGGTCGTGTCGGCGGCAGAGGTCGTCCTCCGGCGACGCAAGAGGAAGGTCGCCGGCTGAGGAGCGAGACCGACGAGCAAATTCAGGCGGGGCTCGCGAAGGAAAGGCAGTTCAACGATCTGGCGGCTGCAGCCACTCCGCTGCGGAAGAGCCTACGAAAGCTGGACCCACAATGGACAGGTCCGCTGAGCATCATCGATCCCGACAATATCGATGGGCGGATCGGACATCTTCAAGATTGGAACGAAGCGGCGCAGGCGCGGCTCAAAGAGCTGAGCACAATACCCGATACGAATCCGGACTGGGGTGTGAACAGACTGGTGAAGGAGCTCCAAGCAAGAGGCTACAGACTTGAAAAGCCCGCGAGAGACCCAGGATTGATATACAAAAACCCGACGACCGGTGAAGAAGTGAGGATCATGCAAAAGCCAGAAACGACGCCATGGCGTACGGATCCACCCGAAAAACGGGTAAACAACTATTATTACAGGTATCGCCGAGCAGCGGATCAGGCCGAGGGTGTCCATACGGCAATTCCTGACAAAAAGAGTGAGAAGAGTTATGATTTCAAGTGATGAGCTGCAGCAACGTATTTTGGCGGAAGTGGAAGAGTGCGCGGCCGAGGAGGTGCTTATGGCGCTCTTCAACACGGTGATCGACGAAATGCTGGGCCGTCCTGAAGAGGTAACACTCTTTCGCGAGGCGATGGAGCAATTGATTGACAAAGGCCTTGTGCTGATGGCGCCCCAAAACGAGCCTGGGCAACATACGGTCGAGGTTGATGCCGGACAATCCCGTGCGATGCTTGTCGAGACTTTGCGTCCGCTTTTTTTTCGCGCCGACGACCTCCGTTGGACGGCTGATCCCTTTGTCCCCACCTACGCCGTATTAACCGAAGCTGGGAGGCTTGCAGGCAAAAAGCTCCTCGGCGAGCGCGGCTACCGCTGGTGGTATTACGAAGACGACGAGGGAATCACCTAGCGAAGCATCGCTTCGCGATGACGCGCGTTCTGGCGGTCCACGGTTCTGCCGCTGGTGACGCGAACGGCGAAGGCGCTGGCGTCGTGGCTGGCGCCAGCGTGGCACGCCACGCTCGACCTGCGGCCGGATCTCGACCAGATTGAAGCGCTGACAGCCGAGCGCGAGGCGTCCTGCCGAAGGCGGGCGAGGAACGCTGTGGGCGCGCGTCGATGCGAAGCATCGCCATAGCGATGCTTGCGGAGCATCGCTTCGCGATGACGAGAAGGTGAGCTTTCTGACGCTGAACGAGAAGCGCGCGGCGGTGGGATAGCTGGCCTAAAAACATGAAAAAAAGCCCGAGCTCCTCTCGGGCTTTTTTATTTCCGCCGCACGCCGAGCCGGCGCCGGTACCACCCGCACAACCTGGAGACATCTCCTCATGGCCTTTCGCGCATGGGAACGGAGCGGCTTTGCGCCGCCGCCGACGCAATTCCTGCCCGTCCCCGAGGTGAAGTTCATTTCCCTCGACTTCAAGAAAGCCGATGCCGACGGCAGCTTCGAGGGCTATGCGAGCCTCTTCAACCGCGAGGACCTCGGCCGCGACGTTGTGCTGCCGGGCGCTTTCCGCGAGAGCCTGGCGACGCGCGGGGCCCGCGGCATCAAGCTCCTGTTCCAGCACGACGCCAACCAGCCGATTGGCACCTGGACGACGCTCGAGGAGGATGGTCGCGGGCTCTACGCGCAGGGCCGCCTGATGCGGGACGTGGGCCGAGCCCGCGAAGTGATGGCGCTGATGCGGGCTGGTGCCCTCGATGGCCTCTCGATCGGTTTCAAGACCGTGAAGGCGCGGCGCGACCGGGCGACCGGCGTGCGCCGGCTCGAGAAGATCGACCTCTGGGAAATCTCGATCGTGACCTTTCCGCTGCTCCCCGAAGCGCGGATCACGTCGACCAAGACGAAACCGTTCGCGTCGGCTCCTCCGACCGAGCGCGAGTTTGAGCGCTGGCTCACGCGGGATGCTGGGCTGACGCGAAGTGAGGCGCGGGCGCTGATGCGCTCGGGCCTCGCCGGCCTCAAGGCTCTGCGGGACGCGGGCGAAGGCCAGAGCGAGGAGACGCGGCTCGCGGCGCTCATGCGGCACGCGGCCCGCGCGCTCCTCAGGCACTGATCCCACATCAAAGGAAAGTTCCAGATGACGAACAACACCGACCTCGAAACCAAGGCCGGCGGCAGCGTCGGCGCGGCCTTCGAGGAGTTCATGCGCGCCTTCGAGGCGTACAAGGACACCAACGACGAGCGCCTGTCGGAGCTCGAGCGCCGCTCCGCCGCCGATCCCCTGATCGACGACAAGCTCGCCCGGCTCGACCGCGCGCTGGACGAGACGAAGCGCGTTGCGGACCGCCTTGCCGTCAAGGCGCAGCGGCCGCACCTGGGCGCGGGCAGTGCCCTCGAGACGGCCGCCGTGCGCGAGCACCGCCGCGCCTTCGACGAGTATGTAAGGAAGGGCGAGACGGCGAACCTCGCGCGGCTGGAAGCCAAGGCGCTCGCGGTGACCACGAACAGCGGCGCCGACGGCGGCTATCTCGTACCGCCCGAGACCGAGCGCGCGGTGATGTCGGCGCTGAAGGACATCTCGCCGATGCGCGCCATCGCCTCCGTTCGGCAGGTGTCGGGCTCGGCTTACAAGAAGCCGTTCGCGACGACCGGCTTCGCCTATGGCTGGGTCGCTGAAACCGCGTCGCGCAGCCAGACCAACACGCCGACGCTCGCCGAGCTGTCGTTCCCGACCATGGAGCTTTACGCCATGCCGGCCGCGACCGCGACGCTGCTCGACGACTCGGCTGTCAACATCGACGAGTGGATCGCCGAGGAGGTGCGCGACACCTTCGCCCAGCAGGAGGGCACGGCGTTCGTCTCGGGCGACGGCACGAACAAGCCGAAGGGCTTTCTCGACTACACGAAGGCCGCCGAGGGATCGTGGACCTGGGGCACCATCGGCTTCATCAAGACCGGCGTCGACGCCGCCTTCCCGGCCGCCGGCCCGGATAAGCTGATCGATCTCGTCTACACGCTGAAGGCGGGCTACCGGGCGAACGGCACCTTCCTCTTCAACCGCGGTACACAGGCCGCGATCCGCAAGTTGAAGGACGAGGACGGCCACTACATCTGGCAGCCGGCCGCGGCCGCGGGCGATCACTCGACGCTGCTCGGTTATCCGGTCGTCGAGTCGGAGGACATGCCGCCGATCGCCGTCGACAGCTTCTCGGTGGCGTTCGGTGACTTCCGGCGCGGCTATCTGATCGTCGACCGCGTCGGCATCCGCGTGCTCCGCGACCCCTACTCCTCCAAGCCCTACGTGCTCTTCTACACGACCAAGCGCGTGGGTGGCGGCGTGCAGGACTTCAACGCCATCAAGCTCCTCAAGTTTGAGGAGTGAGCCCACGTCTCCCTCCCCCTAGTGGGGAGGGCCGGGGAAGGGGAAGCCAGAACGCCAGCCGTTGGGATTCCCCCACCCCTAACTCCTCCCCGCAAGGGGGAGGGGACTGCGCTTAGCCTGCACAAAGCGAACAGAGATCCCGGCGGGTTTCCTCCCTGCCCGCCGGTTGAGAGCGAAGCCGCCGGCCACCCCTCCGGCGGCTTCGCTCGTTGGACCGATCAATGGAAGAGGACGACATGGCCCTGACGCTGACAAGCGGGCCCGCCAAGGAGCCGGTGACGGTGGCCGAGGCCAAAGCCCACCTGCGCATCGATGGCAACGCAGAGGATATTCTGATCGCAAGCCTCATCGTGACCTCCCGGCTCCACGTCGAGGCGGCGCTGGGGCTGGCGCTGATCACGCAGGGTTGGCGCTTGACGCTCGACGCCTGGCCGAAAGGCGGCGTGGTGCGCTTCCCGTTGCGTCCGATCCGGAGCGTCACGTCGGTCTCCGTGATGGACGCGGCAGGTGCTCAGGACACGGTTGCCGCGGAGGACTATCTGCTCGACGGCCAGGTGCTCGCTCCGCGTCTCGTTCCGCGCGACGGGGCCTGCCCCGAGCCGGGCCGCCGGACGAACGGCATCGAGATCGCGTTCGCGGCCGGCATCGGCGATGAGCCGGAGGATATTCCCCAGCCGATCCGCCACGCCATCCTGCTACTCGTCGCGCACTGGTATGAGCATCGCGATCCGCTGGAGATCGGCGCCGCGGCCGCCGCCATTCCCGCCGCGGTATCGGATCTGCTGAAGCCCTATCGCGAGGTCCGGCTGTGAGCGTGTCGATCGGAGAGTTGCGCCATCGTCTGGCGCTGCAGGCGCCGCTTGCGGAAGACGACGGCGGGGGCGGCGTGATGCGCACGTGGGCGCTCGTCGCAGAGGTCTGGGGTGCGGTTCGTCCGCTCTCCGGCGGCGAGAGCGTCGCCGCCGACGGCCTGCACGGCAGCGTCAGTCACGAGATCTGGATCCGGTATCGCCCTGGCGTCGTGCCTGAGATGAGGTTCGCGCTCGGCACGCGGCTGTTCGACATCCGAAGCGTCATCGACAGCGGCGAGCGGCGCCGTTTCCTGCGCTGCCTCGCCGAGGAACGCAGGCCATGAAGGTGTCCGTACGTCTCATCGGCGACGGGCTGCGGCGCGCCGATGCGCTTGCGAACGAGGCGCGCATGCGGGCGATCGCGCATCTCGAGGCGCGCCGGGACGCGAGAGCGGGCCGCGCGCCGCAGCCCGAGCCGATCAAACCTCAGCCGAGCACGAGGTAGCCGATGTCGAGTCCGGCCTGGGAGTTGCAGAAAGCGGTCTACGCGGCGCTCAAGGGCGACAGTGCGCTCGTCGCGCTGCTCGGGGGCGCGCGCGTCTACGACGATGTGCCGCGCGGCGCCGTGTTTCCCTACGTCACGTTCGGTCCCGCCACGGCGCGCGACTGGAGCACCGGCACCGACGGTGGATGCGAGCACCTGATCACGCTGCGCGCCTGGTCCAAGGGCGGCGGCGAAAAGGAGGTGCATCTCGTGCTGGAGGCGATCCGTGTCGTCCTGCATGAGGCGGCGCTGACGCTCGATGGCCATCGCCTCGTGAACCTCCGGCACGAGGTGAGCGATACCCTTCGCGGGGCTGACGGCGAGACCTATCAAGGTGTCGTGCGCTTCCGCGCCGTCACCGAGCCCGATCCCTGATCGGGGAAAGTCACTTCGGCTGCGAGCCAGCCGGGAACGAGGCGACCCGCGGCGAGCCGCGCCCCGCGGAGCGCCAGCGCGTCAGAGGACGCGTCAAGAGGCGCGCAAGCGGAGACGAGCATGGCAGCACAGAAGGGAAAAGATCTTCTTCTGAAGGTCGACAGCAACGGCGCGGGCAGCTTCACCACGGTGGCGGGCCTCAGGGCGCGCGCCATCGCGTTCAACGCCGAGACGGTGGACGTGACGCATCAGGAGAGCGCGGGGCAGTGGCGCGAGCTGCTTGCCGGCGCGGGCGTCAAGAGCGCGCGGCTGTCGGGATCGGGCATCTTCAAGGATGCAAGCTCGGACGAGCTGATCCGCGGCTATGTGTTCAACGGCACCATCCGTGACTGGCAGGTGGTGGTTCCGGATTTCGGCACCGTCGAGGGGCCGTTCCAGATCACGTCGTTCGAGCTCACCGGCCGTCACGACGGGGAAGTGGCCTTCGAGCTCTCGCTCGATTCCGCCGGCGAGCTGACGTTCGCGGCCGCATAATCGCCCGCGCCTCGCGTAAACGACGCGCAAAACTTTCAAGGGAACGAGACCTCCATGGCCAACCGCCACCGCGGTGAGATCGATGCCGTGCTCGACGGCAAGCCGGTCACGCTCTGCCTGACACTCGGTGCGCTCGCGAGCCTCGAAGCCGCATTTGGCGACGAGGACATGCTGGCGCTCGCGACGCGTTTCGAGGCGGGACGCATCTCGGCGCGCGACTGCCAGCGCATCATTGGCGCTGGGTTGCGCGGCGCGGGTTTCGACGCGAGCGATGAGGCGGTTGCGGCGATGCGTGTCGAGGGCGGCGCGGCAGGGTACGTCGATATCGTGGCCCGGCTGCTGTCGGCGACGTTCGGTGCAAAACCCGGCGAGGACGCCGACGCAGCGGAAGGGTCGGTCGCCGGCCCTTTCCCTGGGATGACGTGATGGCGATCGGCTTTGGGCTCCTCGGCCTCGAGCCGCGGGCCTTCTGGAGTTTGACGCTCGCAGAGCTCGACGCGGCTGTGCGCGGCCGGTTCGGCGGCGCGCGGTCCGGCCATCCGCCGGCGCGCCGCGAGCTCGCCGCATTGATGAAACGCTTTCCCGATCTCGAGGATTGAAACATGGCCCAACTGGACGCACCGGTCGAAACCTGGACCGTCGCCATCGACGCCGACACCTCTGCGCTGCAGAGCGAACTCAAGCACGCCGCCGGTCTCGGTCGGCAGTTCTCGAGCGCGCTGGTCGGCGCCTTCGACAGTATCGCCATCAAGGGCAAGAACGTGGGAGACGTTCTGCGCTCGCTCGCGTTGCGGCTTTCCGACATCGTGCTCAAGACCGCGCTGCGCCCTCTGGAACAGGGCTTCGGCAACCTCGTGACGGGGCTTCTGTCGGGCGGCGTCGGTTTTGCGAAGGGCGGTGTTGTGCGCAGCGGCCTGCCCGTGCCGTTCGCCTCCGGCGGCATCATCCAGAGCCCGATCGCCTTTCCGCTCGCAGGCGGGCGCACGGGCATCGCGGGGGAGCGCGGCGCGGAAGCGATCATGCCGCTCGCGCGCGGTCCCGACGGCCGCCTCGGCGTCGCGGCGCGCGGCGCATCCGGCATGAACGTGACCTTCAACGTCACCGCGCAGGACGCGCAGAGCTTCATGCGGTCGGAGACGCAGATAGCCGCCATGCTGGCGCGCGCCGTCTCGCTGGGTCAGCGCAATCTTTGAGGAAGCAGGCAACTGGCAGAAGTGAATACCGCACGGCTGCGGCTGCCTGTTGCCGGCTGCCCGGTCCCGGAGGGATCCCATGAGCTTTCACGAAATCCGCTTTCCGACTGCCATCTCGCGCGGCGCGCAGGGCGGTCCCGAGCGGCGCACGGATATCGTCGTGCTGGGCTCCGGCTTCGAGAAGCGCAACAGCCGGTGGGCCGCGTCGCGCAGGAGCTACAATGCGGGTTACGGCATTGCGTCGCTCGATGCCCTGCATGAGGTGATCGCCTTCTTCGAGGAGCGGCGCGGGCGCTTCCACGGCTTCCGCTGGCGCGACCACACGGACTGGAAGTCCGGCCCGCCGTCCGCGGCGACGAGCGCGCTCGACCAGGTGATCGGCGTCGGAGACGGCGTGGCGCTCTCTTTCCAGCTCAAGAAGACCTACGGCTCGGCATATGCACCCTTCGCGCGCGACATCGCCAAGCCCGTCGCGGACTCCGTCAAGGTCGCGGTCGACGGCATCACGCGGACGGCGGGAACGCACTTCACCGTCGACACGACGAGCGGCGTGGTGCTGTTCGAGGACGGAGAGGCGCCCGGCGAGGGCGCGGTGGTGACGGCCGGTTTCGAGTTTGACGTGCCGGTCCGTTTCGATACCGACAAGCTCGATATCAACCTGTCGGGCTTCGCGAGCGGCGCCATCCCCAACATTCCGATCGTCGAGATCCGCCTATGAAGCAGCTTTCGAAGGGTCTTTCCGAGCACGTCGCAACCGGCGCGACGACGCTCTGCTGGTGCTGGCGTCTGACGCGCCGCGACGGCGTGCGCCAGGGCTTTACCGACCACGACCGCGACATCGCGTTCGATGGGACGCTGTTCGAAGCGGCTGCCGGCATGACGGCGAGCGAGATCCGCGACACCGCGGGCCTCAGCGTCGACAACCTCGAGGTGACGGGCGGCGTGAGCTCGGAGCGCCTGTCGGAAGCGGATCTCGCCGCGGGGCTCTACGACAACGCGGCGGTCGAGATCTATCGCGTCAACTGGGCGGCGTCCGAGCAGCGCGTGCTGATGCGCAGCGGCAATCTCGGCGAGGTGAAGCGCTTCGGCGCCGCCTTCGCTGCCGAAGTGCGCGGCCTCGCCCACAGGCTGCAGGAGACACGTGGGCGGCTTTTTCAATACACCTGCGACGCCGATCTCGGCGATGCGCGCTGCCAGGTCGACCTCGACGATCCCGCGTTTCGCGGCACGGGCGCTCTGGTCGCGATCGCGACCCCGAGCCGCTTCACGGTGAGCGGTCTCGGATCGTTCGCAGACGGCTGGTTCACGCACGGGCTTCTGACGTTCACCTCGGGCGCCGCCGAAGCGCAGTCGGTCGAGGTGAAGCAGCATACGAAATCGGGAGACGTCGTCGGCATCGAGCTCTGGAGCCGCGCGCGGTTGCCGCTCACGCCCGGCCAATCGTTCAGGGTCACGGCCGGCTGCGACAAACGCCTCGCGACGTGCCAGGCAAAGTTCGCCAACGTGATCAACTTTCGGGGCTTCCCGCACATGCCCGGCAACGACTTCCTGACCGTCGTCAGCCGTCCCGGCTCCAAAGCGCGTTGAGATCGATGTCGATGACAAAGAAAGCGCGCCACTCTCGCGAGGCGGTCGTCGCGGCCGCACGCGCATGGATCGGTACGCCCTATCACCACCAGGCGAGCGCCAAGGGCGTCGGCGCCGATTGTCTGGGCCTGATCCGCGGCGTCTGGCGCGACCTTTACGGCGAGGAGGCGGAGCGTCCCCCCGGCTACTCGCGTGATTGGGGCGAGGTGAGCGGTATCGAGACGCTGATCGCGGCGGCGACCCGTCATCTCGTCCCGAAAGATAAATCCGCACGCGCGCCCGGCGATGTCCTGGTGTTCCGAATGCGCCCGGGCGCCGTGGCGAAGCACGCCGCGATCCTGGCGACGCCGACCACGATGGTCCACGCCATGGAGGATCGCCTGGCTGCCGAGGTCCCGCTCGGCGCGTGGTGGCGCCGCCGCCTGGCGGCCGTCTTCTCATTCCCGGGGATCGAACGCTGATGGCCACGCTCGCTCTCGCCGTTGCCGGCGCCGCCGCCGGCAGCGCCTTGCTGCCGTCCGGCATCTCCATGCTTGGGCTCACGCTCTCGGGCGCTGCCATCGGCAGTCAGATCGGCGCCTTCGCCGGCTCCTACATCGACAATGCCCTGTTCGGGGCATCGACGCCGCGGCGCAGCGAAGGGCCTCGGCTCTCCGATCTGCGCATCACGACCTCGACCGAGGGCGCGCCCATTCCGCGTCTCTACGGGCGCGCGCGCATCGGCGGACAGGTGATCTGGGCCGACGACATTCGCGAGCGCGTCGTTACCCGGCGCGCGGGCGGCAGCGGAAAGGGTGCCGGCCAGAGAGCGGCCGGGACGGAGACCATCGAGTACCGTTACTCGGCGACGTTCGCGGTCGCGCTCGCGGAAGGCCCGATCACGAGCATCGGGCGCGTCTGGGCGGACGGTGCGGAGATCGACCTCTCACGTATCACGCACCGCATCCATCATGGCACCGAGACGCAGCTTCCCGATAGCGCCGTCGTAGCAGCCGAAGGCGCGGGGGCCGCGCCTGCCTACCGGGGCCTTGCCTACATCGTCTTCGACGACATGGCACTCGCAGACTACGGCAACCGCATTCCCCAGCTCTCGTTCGAGGTGCATCGGGCGGTCGAGCCGTTCGGCGGGGCGGTCAGGGGCGTCGTGCTGATCCCGGGCTCCGGCGAATTCGTCTATGCGACGAGCCCGGTCGGCAAGGTGCGGCGCGCGGGTGTGACCGAGTCCCTGAACGTTCACACGCTGCAAGGCGGGACCGACTGGACGGTGTCGCTCGACCAGCTCCAGGCGACGCTGCCCAACGCGACCTCGGTCTCTCTGATCGTGAGCTGGTTCGGCACCGATCTGCGTGCGGGACAGTGCAAGCTGCGGCCCGGCGTCGAAACCGCGACCAAGACTACGACGCCCGAGACGTGGCGCGTCGCCGGCGTGACGCGCGCCGGCGCCTACCTCGTGAGCCTGAAAGACGGGCGCCCGGCCTACGGCGGCACGCCGTCCGATGCGACTGTTGTTGCGGCGATCAAAGACCTCAAGGACCGCGGCATCAGCGTGGTGCTGACACCATTTATTCTCATGGACGTGCCGTCGGGTAATGCGTTGGCCGATCCCTACGGGGCTGCCGCGCAGCCGGCCTATCCCTGGCGCGGGCGCATCACGTGCCATCCCGCGCCAGGCCTGGAGGGAAGCCCCGACAAGACGGCGACGGCCGCGGCTGAGGTCGCGGCGTTCGTCGGCACGGCGGAGGTCGGCGACTTCACCCTCTCCGGCGGCACGGTCGTCTATTCCGGTCCGAACGAGTGGTCGTTCCGGCGCATGGTGCTGCACAACGCCTACCTCGCGAAGGCGGCGGGCGGCGTCGATGCGTTCGTCATCGGCACGGAGATGCGCGGTCTCACATGGGTGCGCGACGGCGCCTCGAGCTATCCCTTCGTTGCGGCGCTGATCGCGCTCGCAGGCGACGTCAAGACCGTTCTGCCCGGCGCCAAGGTGACGTACGCGGCCGACTGGTCGGAGTACTTCGGGCATCAGCCGCCCGACGGATCGGGCGATGTCCACTTCCACCTCGACCCGCTTTGGGCGTCGGACGCCATCGACGTCATCGCCATCGATTGCTACTGGCCGCTCGCGGACTGGCGTGACGGCGCGGCGCACCTCGACTTTCTTGGCGGTGTCCGTTCAATCTACGACGAGGCCTACCTCAGGGGGAACATGCAGGGCGGTGAGGGTTACGCGTGGTATTACGCAAGCGCCGACGACCGCGCCGCGCAGATCCGCTCGCCCATCACCGACGGCCACGGAACGCCCTGGATCTTCCGCTACAAGGACATCCGGTCATGGTGGCTCAACGCCCACTACGATCGCCCGGGCGGGGTTCCGAGCGGCACGGCGACCGCCTGGGTGCCGCAGTCGAAGCCGTTCTGGTTCATGGAGATCGGCTGCCCCGCGGTGGACAAGGGCGCCAACCAGCCGAACGTCTTCGTCGATCCGAAAAGCTCAGAGTCGGCATTCCCGTACTTCTCGCGCGGCGTGCGCGACGACCTCATGCAGCGCCGCTATCTGAAGGCGTTCATCGACACTTTCGATCCCGCGAGCGACGGCTACGTGGAAGGGACCAATCCGGTTTCGTCGCTCAACGGCCAGCGTATGGTCGATGTCGCCCGCATCCACGTCTATTGCTGGGACGCACGCCCGTATCCGGCGTTCCCCTACAACCTCGAGGTCTGGAGCGACGGCGAGAACTGGCGGTTCGGCCACTGGCTGAACGGACGCTTCTCGGCCGCGCCTCTCGCCGCGCTGGTCGATGCGATCCTCACCGACTACGGCGTCACCGGCCACGATGCGAGCCGTCTCGCGGGGCTGGTGCACGGCTACATCATCGACCGCATGATGTCTCCGCGCGATGCGCTCGAGCCGCTGGAGCTTGCCTACTTCTTCGACAGCATCGAGAGCGAGGGGCAGGTCGTGTTCCGCCACCGCGGCGTGGAGCCGCCGGTGCTGTCGCTCTCCGAGGACGATCTCGTGGAGGAGCGGGCCGGCGATCCGCTGCTGACCCTCACGCGCACGCAGGAAACCGATCTGCCGGCCTCGGCCAAGCTCGCCCACATCGCCGCCAGCGACGACTACCGGCAGGCCGTGGCCGAGGCGCGCCGCCTGACCGGCGCCAGCGGACGCGTGGCGCGGGCCGAGCTGCCGGTTGTCATCGAGCATGAGACCGCTGCACAGATAGCGGACGCGTGGCTCTACGAGACCTGGGCCGCGCGCGAACGGGCTATGTTCAAGCTGCCGCCGAGCGCGCTCGCCGTCGAGCCCGGCGATGTCGTGACCGTCGAGAAGGACGGCACGAGCCTGCTCGTGCGCGTGACCGAGATCGGCGAGCGCGGACTGCGGGAGATCGAGGGGCGCGGAATCGATCCCGACGTGTACGTCGCCGCCTCCGCGGCTCCGCGCGAGACGACCGGGGGCGGCGCCGTTTTCGACGGCACGCCGCATGTGGAGTTCCTCGACCTGCCGCTGCTGCGTGGCGACGAGCCGCCGGAGGCGGGATACGTCGCCGCATTCCAGCTTCCCTGGCCCGGACGCGTGGCCCTTTACGGCTCGCCCGAGGACGCCGGCTATGTCCTGCGCGCGACCGCGGCGGCGCCCGCCACCATGGGCGTGACGGCCACGGCGCTTTCAGCGGGACCGATTGCCGTCATCGACCGCGCGGCGCGCCTCCGCGTCGAGCTCTTCGGCGGGGAGCTTTCCTCGGTGACGCGAATGCAGCTCCTGGCCGGAGCCAACGCGGCGGCCATCCGCAATGAGGAGGGCGGCTGGGAGGTCATCCAGTTCGAGACGGCGACGCTGGTCGGCGAGGCTACCTACGAACTCCGAGGGCTGCTGCGCGGCCAAGGCGGGACGGAGCGGGAGATGCGCGCACCGTTGCCGGCCGGTCGGCCGATCGTGCTGCTCGGCGGGGAGGTCGCGCTCGTAAACCTTACGGCGGGCGAGATCGGCCTTCCGCTGCTGTGGCGCTACGGTCCCGCCAGCCGCGATATCGCCGATCGCTCCTTTGCCGGCGCAACACATGCGTTTGCCGGGCGCGGGCTCACGCCGCTCTCGCCGGCCCATGTGCGCGGCGTGCGCTCGGGCGGCGGCGACCTTACGCTCGCCTGGAAACGGCGTACGCGGATCGGCGGCGATAGTTGGGACGCCGCGGAGGTGCCGCTCGCCGAGGATGCCGAGCGCTATGAGGTCGATATCCTGGACGGCGCGACCGTCGTGCGCACGATCGCCTCGACGGCGCCGTCCTGCCTCTACGACGCGGCCGATCAGGTCGCGGACTTCGGCAGCACCCAGAGCAGCCTTGCCGTTGCGGTGCATCAGATGAGCGCCGCCTACGGACGCGGCACACCCAAGCTCGCGATCGTCTGACGCGCTCCTCGCCCCTCCGGGGGGAGGCGGGCCGGACGCGATCCATTCGTCTACTCATTATCATCGAGGCTCCCATGGACGATGCTCCCTGGCTTAAGGAAGCCTGGCGCGAGCTCGGCGAGGCTGAGCACGCCGGCACGCGCGAGAACCCGCGCATCGTCGCCATGTTCCGCGAGGTCGGCCATGCCGACATTCGGCGCGACGAGGTGGCCTGGTGCGCGGCGTTCTGCGGCGCGTGCCTCGAACGGGCCGGCATCGGCTCTACGCGTTCGCTGCTGGCGCGCTCCTATCTGAAGTGGGGCGCATCGCTCATTGCGCCGCGCATCGGCGCCATCGCCGTGCTGACGCGTGGCTCCGATCCGGGGCAGGGGCACGTCGGCTTCTGGCTCGGCGAGACGGATGAGGACGTCGTCCTTCTCGGGGGCAACCAGGCAGATGCCGTCTCCGTCGCGCGCTTTCCGAAGAGCCGTTTGCTGGCGCTGCGCTGGCCCGGCGCCGGTGTGGCAGATGGCGCTGCGTTTCTCGTCTTCGACCGCGCGCTGGAACACGTGCTCGAAATGGAAGGCGGCTACACCGACGATCCGCACGACCCAGGCGGTCCGACCAATCGTGGCATCACGCTCGCGGTGTTCGCGGCCTGGCGCAAGCTGGCGCTGACGGACGCCAACCGCGCGAGCCTGATCCGCGACCTCAAGGCCATCGACCGCCCGACCGTGCGCGAGATCTATCGCCGTCGCTACTGGAACGCGGCGCACTGCACCGGTCTGCCGGCCCCGCTCGCGCTCATGCACTTCGATGCTGCGGTGAACCACGGCGTCGGCAATGCGGTCCGCTTCCTGCAGGAGGCGGTTGGCGCAAGCGTCGACGGCGAGATCGGCCCCGAGACGCAGGCGGCCGTCGCCAGGACCCCGGCCGGCGCCGCGCTCGACGCCTATGCCGCGATCCGCAGGCGTCGCTACCGGGCGCTCCCCCATTTCTGGCGCTTCGGCCGCGGTTGGCTGCGCCGCGTCGACATCACGCTCGCGCGCGCACGCGCGCTTGCACCCGAGACGGTTTCCNNACCCGAGACGGTTTCCACATCCCCCAAACCTGAAGGAGATACTGACATGACGACGACGACCGGGCCCATCGACGGCAAATGGTGGGGCCATTCGATCACCATCTGGGGCACCATCGTGACCCTGCTCTCGACCATGCTGCCGGTGCTGGCGCCTGTGACCGGCATCGATGTCGACAGCGGACTGGTCCAGGATGCGGGCACCCAGGTCGTGGAAGTTGTGCAAGCCGTGGGCGCGTTGATTGGCACACTGATGACGATCTACGGCCGGGTCCGGGCCACGGGGCCGATCCAGAAGGCCTTGCTCAAGAAGGATTGAGGCGCCCGGCGGGCGAGGGGAGACGGGCGACGGATCGGTGTATGTTGCCCGTTCTCTTTCCTGCTCATTCGTATCCCGTAGGAGCCGCCTCTGACCTCGGCAGGCCCTGCCTTTTCGTCAATGCTCGATCGAATAATGAGGGCGCAGCCGAGAGCGTGGCCATTTTTGATTGAATCGAGATCACGCTCTATCTCTTTGATGGGACCAATGATTCACAGTTCAGACTGATGGGGCCTGAAGCGATCATGGTCTAGGCTCGGGTCTCCGGGCCGACTATAGTCCGGGAACCAGCAGCAATCTTCGGGAGACCTCGTGCGCATACTCGTCGTGGAGGATGACAAGGACCTCAACCGGCAGCTCAACAGCGCGCTGACCGGCGCCGGCTACGCCGTCGACACCGCTTTCGACGGGGAGGAAGGGCATTTCCTCGGCGACACCGAGCCCTATGACGTCGTGATCCTCGATCTCGGCCTGCCCAAGATGGACGGCATCTCGATCCTGGAGCAGTGGCGCCGCGCGGGGCGCAACATGCCGGTGATCATCCTCACCGCCCGCGACCGCTGGAGCGACAAGGTCTCCGGCATGGATGCGGGCGCCGACGACTATCTCGCCAAGCCCTTCCACATGGAGGAGCTCCTGGCGCGCGTGCGTGCCCAGGTGCGCCGCGCCTCGGGCCACGCCAAGAGCGAGATCGAGTGCGGGCCGGTCCGCCTCGACACCAAGTCCTCGCGCGTGACCTGCGACGGCCAGCAGGTCAAGCTCACCTCC